AAATACAAATGACAGAAGAGAAGTAGATACAACAAATGCACCAGTTTGTTTGTTCACATCTGCCATAGCAGATGCAAATTTTCCAGCTGCTGCGGATGCGGCTACAATCATAGCTTGAGGAGTCTGAAGAGTCATTCGGATTGTATCCAAAGTTCCTCTTATAGTTTTTTTCATTTTATCATACGCCTCAATCTGTCCCGCTATTTGATCCTTTGCTTCTTTACTTATCGTTGCATATTGTTCAGCAGCCTGTAATGAATCGTTTTGAGCCTGAACCATACTCGTCAATGAATCTGCCTGACCTTGAGTAATTTTACCGAGTGCTCTCTCAGCTGCAATTTTTTCTAATGTTTGTTGAATTGATGATTCATATTCATCTCTTATCGCCTGTTGTGATTCTAAATTATCAGAATCCGATTCAGCTAATTTTTGTTGTAATCCTTGTAGTTTACTAGTTTCACCTACAATTGAATTTATGAATTGTACTTCTGATTCGGAAGCTCTTCCATAAATTATTTTATTTTTTAAATCCTCTTTTGCTAATTTTAAACTCTCCGATTGTTTAGATGTTAAACCTGAATATATTGAACTAATAGATGATAGTTCCCCTATTTGAGAAGATATTTCAGCAGTTGTTCTTTTATTTAAGGCTGTTCCCGAAGCCATTCTTTTTAAAATAGCTTCTTGTTGCTTTAAAAGTTTACTATATTGCTTTTCTTTTTCTACCAAATCAGCCTTTTCGGCATCTTTAAGCGATTCCCATCTAGATTGATAGTCTTCAATTTCTGTGGATAATCGTCTTATTTGGTCTGCTCTACTATCTGCCATCTAATTAATGGATTATAAATTTTTTATTTGCTTTACCATTGAGTCAGTATCATCTTTGATTCTTTTCATATTATCAACGACATGCTTTGGTAATTTTGCTTTTTCAGCTTTTTTAATAATTTGGTCAGCTGCTCCTTTTTTTAAATGGTCAAAGAAATCAGCTACAAATCTATCAGCCATAGAAAACAAACCTTCTTTTTTTAGTGATTTTTGAGTTTTCATTTTTAGTTATTATTATACGAATATAAATATTACAATAAAAAAATAAGGGGAAAATATCCCCTTATCTCATTTTTACTTTACTACCACCAGGTCTTTTTCTAGTAACCTTATCCATCTCTTCTTTTTCTTTCTTCTTTAAATCAACCAACTTTTTCAAATAAAATCTTCTCCAATGTATTGGCATCGTATAAACATCTCGCCAAGTAAATCCATTACCGAATTGAACCATACTCCACAACTCTTCATGAAGTATAGCAGAGTAATTAGTTGGAAGGGTAAAAAAAGTTAATCCCAAAGGGGATATCCAGCGCCTCCGTCTCACCTGTTATATCTGATACAAATTCAAATTTCAATTCTAAATCCGGTGTTATTTCCTTTACGTGATTTCTAAACGCTCTACTATCAGATGCTTTAAAACTATTTGTAACCCATTTATTTACAAATGATTTATCAGTATTTCCATTAACCTCTAAAATCATATATCTTAATCTAGTTGTAACATCGGAAGGATTTGCACCCTTAGATAACTTTTCTAATGCTTGAATTTCTGCTGTTATATTTTGCTCATCTTTATGTGTAAGCAATCTGAATTTAATTTTTGTCCCATCTGAAGGCAATGAAAAATCATAAACATTATTTCTTTTAAGTTTAGTAAAATCAATATCCTTTGTTTGAACTTTACCTAAATCGATAGTTACTTTCTGTCTTTCTCCACTAAAAGGGTCAGTTATCTCTACTTCGTAGTTTGGCCCGTATCCTAGAACACGAGTTGCTAAGAAAATTGCATTCTTATCACCAATGATTAAATCATCGATGGATGTTCCAACTACTACTGATTCTAGTAATTTATCTAATACAATTCCTTTTTTAATTAAATTCTGAGAAGAAAGGATATCTTCCTCTTTTGCGGTCATATATTTTAAAGTAATCTTTCCACTCGCCAATGGATGACCTTCTGGATAACATAATCCTTGAGATGGTAAATCTATAACCTCTGTCGGAAAATCGTACTGTTTTTCTTGCATAATAAAACTTATTTGTTGTATATAGATATATATAATCTTTTTAAAAAAATAAAAAAAAGTGATAGGATTTCTATCACTTTTATATTCAACTCAATTAAGAGTTTAATCTACTGGATAAAATTTTGTACTCAGTATCACATTATCAGGTTTTGTAGCCAATAGGGATTCTACATAATCATTAGCCCGCTTTCTAGCATCATAATGTCCATACTCCATCACATCGAAGAATGCCAGATTTACTTTGTATAATGTTTTAGGAAATTTACCTGAACCATAATAAACTCTAGTTTCTATTTTTTCACGCTTCACATTAGGAAGTTTCATTAAAGAAGTGATTTTATTAGAGGAAGCGGATACGGAGAAGAAATCAAAGTCGTTCATATTATTTAGAATTAGGGGTTACAATTTCGTATTCGGTATAAGGTTCATTTATTCCATTTTCATTTAATCGGTAGTGAGTTATCTCCCTAACCCATCCCAATCCATCAATCCAAAATACATCGTTCATATCGTATAGGGGTTTAGTAGTTATTAACACGTTCGATAGCTTCTCTTAATATCTTATTGAATCTCATATCAGCTATTCTATTGATTCGATTGTTTTCTTTTCTTACTATTGAATTCTGTTTCTTAACCATCCCATTCAGAACATCAACGATGGTATTCCTATCCTCACCTATCACAGCTACAGTCCACTTCACATTATTGATACTAACTACCTCACCAAGCTCTCTTTGGAACTTTGATTCGAAGTACTGAACTCCAACCAATTTCTCATTTTGTATTCTTACTAATCCTAATTTCATATTTTTAAGGGGGTTAAGTATCTCTCTCATTACAAAGTAAAGGTAATAAAAAGATTTGATTTTTCCAAGCACTAATCAATATTTTTTAAAAAATTTTCTTACTGAAAATCAACAAGTTATAGAAATAAAAAAAGGGATACCATTTCTGATATCCCTCTGAGTATATATTGAGAGTAATTAGAATTCCAATATTGCGTAATCGTAAGTAAGTGTTAATTCGATTGTCGCAGGATCTGTAGCGTTACTCCAATCTAATTCACCGAAGTTAGCTTGAGAGATAAATGCTCCTTTCAATTTCCATTGTTCAATCTTATCACCTACTGGCCCTAACATATAGAAATCTACATCTTTCTTATAGAATTCTGCATATCCATCTCTACCTGTCAAAGATTCATGAGAAGTTCTAACCCACTCCATTACCGCCTGTGCTCCTGATGGAACAATTGGGTCATAAAGTGTAATTGTTAAATCTTGCCATTCACCTTTGCCTTTCAATTGTCTTTTGATATTGATGTGGTCTAAAGTTACCTTTTCAAATTGAATAGTTGGTCTGTTACCAGCCTTTACCAAATATGAAGGGATACCGTCAACTTCGAAGATGAAACGGTTTTTCATCTTTGGTTCGAAGTTCGTATAGAACATCTCATTAAATTCTAATACTTCTGCCATGTTATGTTAATCTTTTATATAAATATTACCTAATTCAAATTATACATTAAATGTAGCTCCTGTCGGAAGAATATTGAAATCAATTGTGATGAATTCAGCTGTCTTCGCAGGTTGTAAGAAGATAGAACCAGCTAAAATGTTTCTATCAATTACATCTGGTGTATTATTTGTTTCATCCATAACCACTCTGAACGCGTATAAACCTTGTCTTTGTTGAACACTCTCCAAATAAGGGTTTACAGTGTTTAAGAATTTACTTCTAGTTTGTGCAGTATTTTGTTCGAATACTAAGAATCTTGAAGTTGATGCAACAAACTTTTTCAAGTTAATTAACAATCTTCTTACGTTGATTCTATCTAATGCAGATGCTTTATCTTGTAAAGTTTTCTGTCCGAATGCACTAATACCTTGTCCAGGGAATGTTGCAATTGGGTTTACTTTTCCTTCATATAAAGTATCTCTTTCAGATTGAGTTAATCTATTCAATACCTGAACAGCTCCGCTGATACCACCTCTATTCAAACCTGCTGGTGCGAACCATTCTGCACCCAATCTATCGTTTTGTGCGAATGTACCTACCATCAATACTGAAGGTGGAACTGC